ACTGCATTAGACTTTTCTGCGTCAGAGAACTGAGCATTAGTTCTAGTGCTTTCCTGATAGTGCATTTTGCTTGTTTGCATTGCACCTACTTGCTCGCGATAAGCTTTTAGTTGACCTTTAAGTTCAGCTAGTTCTTCCATAACGCGAGGATCTGGAGCAGAGTTTGTTTCTTGAGCTCTATACTCAGCAGCTTCTGCTTTGATGATAGCCTCACCAGCTTTTTCAACTAGTTGGGCTACGCGAGGTTCTGATACTCTAGCAACTGATTCAGTTGCAGTAGATTTTGTATCGATCTTCATTGGTTCACCTACATTTTCAGTAGTCATAGTTCTTTTCTCCTCTAGAGTGTTTTGTATATTATGGCCATATACTTTTAGCATTAGATCCCTGTTACTATCCGCCGGGATCTGCTTTAGCGTCTCAATAACCATACAGCTTTTGTAAGCTAAGTTGAAATGAGAGTCATTCCATTCAGTATAATTTTGACTCATGAGATTGATAGAATCATTTAAAGCTCTTTGTAGCTTTGCATTTGAAGCTAGTTCGGAATCATTCTTTAATTGAATAAGATCTAGCTCATTTGAATTAATAAGAGTTTTAAACTTACCAATTACTCTAACTTTCTCTTCGTCGTTTAGTGTTTGTGTTTTAGTAATATTTAATAGTATATCGTATTCTTTTTCAAGATCCCAAGCATTAATAACAGTGATATCGATAGCTGGTACTTTAATAGATTTTCCAGTTAGATTTCCTGATATGTCACACTCTTCAAAAGTAAATTCTGGGCTCTCTGCAGTAGCAATTTCTGAAGTTTTATAACGAACTTTATCAATAACTACAAAAGATTTAGTTGTGATTTTAGAAGTGTCTGCATTTAAAAGGTTTACAAAAGGAATTAGCTTCATAGGATCAGATTCTACAAAGGTAGACTCTTCTTCAGCTTCATCTTCTGCGGCTTTGATTTCAGTAGCTTCAAGCTCTTTAACAGCTGATTCTTCTACTGAGGCTTTATTATCGTCTGCAAATTGATCTTTGAATTTAGCATAGTCTGCTTCGTCTTCAAAAGTTTTGCGTACAGAGAATAAAGAATTTTGGTTTGCAGGAACACTAACTACAGAAATTTCTAATAGCTCTACATCTTTGATATAGAAAGTATCAGCTAATTTATCATATTTAGCATCCTTAATTCTGAAACCAACACTAAAACTTTTTAACACGCCATCATTAATAAGAGTTTTAACTCCGTGTTGACGTTCTGCAGCCTCACTAATACTAGCTTCAACAAAAATACCTTTTTTATCTACTGTAACAGCACTAACTCTACCGATAGGTTTACCGTGATCGTGCTGATAAAGTAAAATAGGATTTCTGCGGAAGTTTTCTACACCTTTAGCCCAAGCTTCTGGTAGTACAATATCTCCAGATCTATCTTTACTAGTTGTATTAGCGTAGCCAGCAATTCTTAAAGTTTTGTCACTACTTTTGGCACTCTTTTGAATGTCATCTGTAGTGATAAAAAATGTTTTATCCATATTTGCTTGCTCCTTAGTTAATAGAAACACTGTCTTCAGGTAGTGTATCTACTTCTTCATTAGTAGGTCTACCGCCTGTATCAGGTTGAACAGCGCTTCCAGTTATGTTTTGTGGTACTCTGATATTAGAAGTTTCTGGTGTGTTTAAAGTACTAAACCCAAGCTTTAATCTTGCTTCATCAGCTGATATAATACCTGCATTAACTAAACTTACATAATATTGACTTTGAGTTCTCAAGTCTGGTTGTAAAGCAGTGATTACAGTTCTATCTGGATTTATTCTAACAGAGTTAAAGTAGTGTGCAAAAGCACTGGCAAACATAAGTACTATAGGAAGTACGGTATGCTCATAAAATAAAACTTGATTAGCGGCTATGTTGGCGTTATTACCACTCTTCATTAACACATAAGGTACGCCAATTGCTTTGGCCATATCTTGCTCAAGTCTTTCTATGCTTGCTTCGAAATCTAAACTTTGAAAGTTTATTTCGCTAAACTTATCTATTTTAAGACCGCCATCTAAAATAGCTGGACTTCTAGCGCCTTCAAATATAGTAGCGTAAGAATTTCTCCAGCTTTGAAGTAGTCTTTCTTTTATTTTAGTATTTAAAACAGCTTCTGTGGTTAATACCACTCCAGGCACTGCGTTATTCTTAAAGAATTGACGTTGAAACTTTAACAGAGCATTATAAATATTAATTATATTTCCTATGCTTTTTATTCTAGATTTGCCTCTAAAAATACTTTCGTCGTTGTCTTCTTTGATGTGAATTATTTCATTAGCGCCAAATTCTATCACAGTTTCTTTTGATTGTCGTCCAGAATTATAAGATGATAAACCACCACCATGAATTAAGAATGTGTATCCTTTAATAAAGGTTTTTGGGTCTGAGACAACTTGAACATCGTTAGCTGGAAGAACATATATGTGTGTGCCATCATAGTAAAAAAAAGCATTACCGTCCATTAGTAAATCAAAGTATGCTCTTCTTAGCAGCTTAACTCTATCTTCAAAAGGATTAGGTCTGTCGTTAAGTAGCTTGCTTATTTTTTTAATCGGACCTTCGCCTGCAATATCAAAAGGTATTTCCACACATGCACTAACAACCATGTCTACTGCGCGGTGTACTACTTCTATTTGATCGTATGCAGCTCTAAAGTCTACATTAGACTCAGGCATAGCAAAAGGTTGTCTACTTTGTATGTAGGGCTGAACAGGATTTAACTTTTCTACAATCCAACCTAGTGGGCCTCTTGCCATTTACTGTATCTCCATAGTATCTTTTTGTTTGATAAGCCAATCTTTTACTTTAAGAGCAGTATAATTAGAATAGCTTTTACCAAATAAAAAATGTAATCGTTTATGATGTGACGTACATAGTGTATACAGATTTTCGCTACTTAATTCTTCCTTACAATCTTCGGCAAAAGAAACTCGCAAAGTTAGCATAGTATCTATAGAGTCAACAGACTTTACTTTATTTTTTATACACCATCTCTCGAACAATTCACTAACACTGTATAGGTGGTGGAGTTCTAAGTCAGAAACAGAACCGCATATAAAACATTTATCACGTATTTTATAATCTTTTTTTATGTAGTCTCGTAAGTATTTAACGGGAAGACGTTTCAAATCTGACATAAGAGTATCACTTTTAATTTTCTTAATTTATTATAAGTCTAATGTTCGGAATAGTCAAAATATTTTATTTTTGAAATATGTTAATACCTAGGCATAGATACTAATAGCACTATTTTTAGTGTATGTATATATAGCATAGCGCACAGCATCACAGCAGTGAGAAGTCCAATCGTGAACAGGTTTTGACTTTTCAGTTCTAGAATTCCAGCGATAAGCTGTCATACTTTTAAAGGTGTGAGAGGCATTACCAATATCAAATATAATTTTATCTTGTTCAATAAGACTTTGCACATGAGCTATACCGTCATTAACACTTTTAATAGCATTTTCACAAGCAATATCATAATCGTATACTAAATCTGCTTTAGTTTGTTGGGCAGCAGAGTCAATAAATATATTTTCGATATCCCATAACTCAACCATAGACTTAATTACTTCCGCATGTTGACTAGTAGTGCCCTCTTCAGCAATATATTCATCTACAACAAACCATGTACTGCCATCAGTAGCTAATACTACAAAGGCTGTAGCGTCTCTATACCCCATGTCAAGACCTGCTATAAATGTAAATCGAGAATCACCTGGAGTAATTTTGAAAGCAGCTGATTCACTAGTAAGATCTTTTAGATGGTCATTTTCGTCTAGTTTATAAATCTGACCTTCAAAAGTAGCCCATTCGCAATAATATTCTTGTCTGAATAGCGATTCAGGAATAGCTCGTCTAGCCTGCTCAATATCTTCTTGTGTAAGTCTAGGATTAGCGTGCCAAGGAAATAGTCCGCTACCCCATTCAGGAAAGCTTTCATCTTGACCGCGTAAATAGTAGTTATATAGATAGTTTTCCTTACCTCGAGGAGTAGAAATAAATAGTGCACGAGAATCTGGGAAGGTTGATAGCGCAGGGCGAAGATCTCTAGTAAAATATTCATCGTCTGGAATAAGTGCAGCTTCGTCTACAATTAGTAAGTTAGCAGCACGACCAACTAGTGAGCTTCTATTATTAGCTGACAGCAGTCTTAGAGTGCTATCATTTACAAGTTTTACAACACGATCTTTTAGATTGAAACGCTTTGTTTCAATATTAAACGCTTCAATCAATTCGGTAGTAAAATCCCAAATAATAGAGCTAAGGTTAAAGTCAGGCGCAACAACAATTACTTGCTGGTTAGGCTCTAGCAGTTTTGCTAGCGCTAGCACAGCAGCACCACTAGACTTACCAGTACGACGAGCTGATATATGAACCCAGTTTCGTTTAGTTGAAAGACCATCCATCATAGCTTGTTGGCTAATGTTAAGCTCTTTAAATCCGTACTTATCGGGTAGTCGTGATACTAGTTTGTCTACTGGTACCTTAAAATAATTGTTAGTCATTGTATTCCTTTATATTGTAATAACGACAGAATTGCTCTTAGGTCCAGTACTAGTACCACCAGAATCTGAAAGGGCTGTAGTAATCGTTGCAGTTCTAGATATTACGTTATTCCAATATACGTCTGAAATTTGTAAGCCACCTGCAAAGGCACTAAAGCTCTGGGTGTGTACAAGAGTAGCAGTACTTAAGGTATAAGGAGTACTTAAAGTATAAAAACTTACATTAGGACTTTGATCAGCTAAATACATTGCTGTACCTGTGCTATTGAATCTTATGCTAGTGGGTGTACTGGGTTCAGGAGGGTTAAAGTCTTCTATAAGAGTAGTACTCATAGTATCTGGTCTAAACGCTGTAGTACCTTTAAATACATTAACACTTCCAGTAGATACTGCACAAACAAAATAAAGAATACCATTAGCGCTTAACTCTAAGCCTCTATAGGTAACTAAAGGAAGTACAGGAGATGCAAAGGTAGTAGCACTAAGTGTGCTTATATTCCATGCAGTGCCTATGGACATTCTATATATTCGTTTATCTACAGAATCCATAATAAGTAGATTAGTACCGCCGCTAGATATATACATACCTAACGGAGCAGTAATAGCACTGGGTAAAGCTTTAGCATTAGCTGTAGTTATAGTAGCGCTTGTTGTATCGAAAGGTCTTGACAGGTTATACTGATCAACGCTATCTTTAAGAGTGTTAGCTAAGAATAAGCTAGTACCATCTGGTTTCCAAAACATATATACGAACTGGCTATTTGATATATTCTGAAACTGTTGTCTTCTTGGTATTCTAGTAGTCTGTAAACTAATATTAGCATCATATGATTGAACATCTGCCAACGGGTTAATATCTACTACAAACAGTTCTCCCATAATACTATTTAAAGGCAGAGATACTGTAGCTGTATTACTAGACATAGTAAATGTACCTGACAATGATGCTGCATTAGTATCATTAGGAATTCGTATTCCAGTTATAGTATATCCAACAGTTCTACCGTTTGGAATACTATTACCAATAAGTGTAAAGTTAACACTATTTGGACCTATTATAGGTGATTGGCTTGTTGCCAGAGTTACATAGAACGGATTTAAGCTAGTATCGTTTATAAATACGTTGGAAGATTGAGTTACTACTGGGCCGGATGTAGAAAGAGCTTTTAAACGCACAGAGAAAGATTCGGAACCTTCTGTAGTTCTATCAGAGCTAGTAGTAAGATCTAGCAGTCCTGAATTTTCAGAAATAGTTAGAGTTCCACCAGAGGTTACAGCACTTGCTGGACTACTAAAATCCGAATTTGTAACGCCGCCCAATATAGACCAGTATAGCGTGCCAGAAAAATTAGTGCTAGTTACATTAAATCTTACAGTTTCCCCTTCGTTTACGGTGCTAACATTAGGACTAATATTGAATGTAGATAGTGTAGATCCATAAAAATTTCGTACGTTAATAGTGCCACTCGTAGGTACGTTAGCATTCAAAGGAAGATCTGGTACATATACGCCTCCTCTATAGTAATCGCTAAGCTCTACAGGGTCTATACCATTAAATTCTGATTTTATATTTGATAAGCTTATTAGCCCGCTTGCTTGTAAAACCATTATTACTTACCTTTTTCTAACTTTTCAATCTTTAAGCTTAGTTCTTTTATTGCTTCAATTAATACTGCAATGATATTTCCATAGGCTACAGCTAAGTATTCATTATCAGTATTAACTACTTCAGGTAGGATAGCCTGAACTTCTTGAGCTATAACACCAATATTAAATTTGTTATTTCTTTCATACCTAACTCCTCGTAGTTGTTGTACAGTAGCTAAAGCGTTTTGATATGTGTGTATATTTGATTTTAGTCTAGCATCTGAGAATGCTGCTACATCCCCTGTAGCAGTAAAGTTACCGGTATCTATATCAAAAGTAAATCGTGTAGCATTAGCGCTATCACCATCTCTTAAGAACCAATTAGCTCCTACATTAATATCAGTATAATAATCAGTTCCATTAAAATAATGTTCAACGTCGTTATCAGTACCTATATTAAGCTGAATGTTATCATTTAGTTTTAGATCACCAGTAGCTTTAATAGCCGCTGCATTACTACGCAAGAATCTAGCATCTAAATCATTTATAGTAGTTACTAAAGTGGTATATGTACTATAGTCATTAGCACGAGCTGAGTTAAAAGTAACTAAATCGTTAGCACGAGCTGAATTTAGAGTAACTAAATCATTGCTGTATGCACTTAATAAAGTGTTATAATCGTTAGCAGCTAATGTGGTATAGGTAGCCCAGTCGTTAGAGCGTGCTGTTAGTAGTGTAGCTCCATCATTGCTTTGAGCTGATAGTAGCGTAGCCCAATCATTAGAACGAGCTGTAAGTAAGGTAGCTCCGTCATTGCTTTGAGCGCTAAGCAAAGTAGCGTAGTCATTAGATCTAGCAAAGTTAAAGGTAGCAAAGTCATTAGACTGAGCACTAAGAAGTGTGGTATGGTCGTTTCCTCGTGCAGTTGCTATCGTAACTCCATCGTTAGCTGAAAGAGTAAGATAAGTAGCATAGTCATTAGACTGAGCACTAAGTAGCGTTGCATGGTCATTACCGCGTGCAGTTGCTAGCGTAACTCCGTCATTAGCATAAGCATTTACTAGATTGCTTAAACCTCCACCATCTCCAGAATATAACAAGGCAGTAACAGCGCCATTTACATCTAGTGTAGACGTTGGAGCAGCAACTCCTATACCAACGCTACCTGTATTAGATACATAAACTCGATCTACAGGAGAACTAATACCAGTAGCTTGTGTAGCAATCCTAATACCAAACTCTCCGCTATCGCCTTCTGCAAAGCCTTTTACATAACCGCGCACTCCAGTACCAGATGCGTCAAGACCAAACCATTCAACTCCGCCATATCCTTGACCGGAAATTATAGTAGTGTCGGTTTGAACTAATTGTAAACTAACTCCAGTGCTATCAGTAGCTGTGGCAGTTTGTAACTTAAGTACAGAACCTGCACCG